CACTGAACAGGGGGAGAAATGAGTAAGTACGGAAACGATCTGACACCGGACAGGAAAGAGGCCATCCGGAAGTGGGTAGAGGATTCTACTGGTTTAATGTTCGAGCGTGCGACCGGTCCCGGATGGCTCCGGTCGATTGCGGTTGACGGGCTGGCGCTTGTAAATGAACTGCTGGAACGCGTCGAAGTCGATTCCCAACAACCGGCCAGTGAACAGGGTGAGAAATGATGTACTGCCTAATCTGTGGAAGTTGGGGCGGTGTTATTTATACAAATGGTTGCAGTCTGTGCCGATGGGTCACATGGCCGCGTTCACAACAACCGGCCACTGGAAGCGGGGGCGGGGAATGACAGAACCAGATAGGAACCAGCAGGCGTTGCGGCTCCGTATCCGTCGTCGGCTTACAGGTAGCGAGTGGCGCAAGCACATCTTGCACATCCGAAAAATCGGCAGGTATTTTGGTAATCACCGAAAACTGAGTTCACAACATGGGGCGAAACCCTGATGTATTTCTCCGAAGAAAAATTGCTGTACCTGGAGCAGGCCCCGGAACTGACCAGTGATGAAGTGTACGAGGCGATAGGAAATATTCGCCCGCTGTTGAACGAAATCTCTACCTTGCGTGCGACGTTGAAAATACACCGGGAAATGGAGGACGACTACTGCAATGAGATCGTTCGCCTGATGAATAAATGCGGTGAGCCTGTTCGCCCATCGCAAGGAAACGATTCCCAACAACCGGCCAGTGGACAGGGGGAGAAGTGAAACCGCTGCGCGATATGGAAAAGTACTGGCGGCCATTGTCGGATAAGTCGTTTCTATTACTAGGACAGCATAGGCCGATACTATTCTGGTCGGACAGGTGGGGTTACAGGGCAGGTGAGTTTTCTAATAATGGTGAGCCGATTACAAGGGGTCCGGGTTATCCGACACACTGGCATCCTTTGGACCTTTCACCATTCTCACAACAAAGGGCCACTGAAAGCGAGGGCGAATGACCCCAGACGCAAAAGCCGAAAATATCGCTTGCCAGGGAGTCGTTGAGGAGTTCAGGGCGATGCTTGTCCAAAAAGGTATGCCAGCGCCAATCATCAAGCTGTGCAAGGAACTGGAGACACGTATTGAACTGCGACGGCGGCTTGAACTTGACACGAACGACAGCGTTGACGCTGGCGATGTCCACCTATCGCAAGGGAACGGTGGACAGGATGGCAGTTGACGGAACGCAACTCACCCACGCGGTATATGATCTTGTCGAAGCAATGGTTACCCTGGGGGTCGCTGTGGTTCTGGGGGGCGCAGTTGTTGATGGCGAGAGCACTGATGAGATTGAGGTCGATGTCAGGGACGCAATGACTGTCCTCGCGGGAAGCATTGACAAATTATTGGCTTCACGGCAGGGTAACGATTCACAACAACAGGCCAGTACGGAATGACATTTGTGCATGTCCATGCCCCGCCCGTTGTCCGGTTTGAACTGTTCAGGACAGAATGCCCGGAGTGTGGGGAACCGTCATGGTTCTTTTCCCGTGGTTGGGAATGGTACGCGGACCGTTTGACGTGCCTGGGCTGCGGTGACGAATTTAGCGAGGATGGCAGGATGGAGAGACCGTTTTGCCGGGGCTGGCGACAATCAAACATCGCCGCAGCAATTAAGAGCCTGAAACGTTTATTACATGGGGCCGATTCACAACAAAGGAAGGTTTCGGATGACTGACCACTACCTCGCGGTAAACCGCTGCAAGCTGCATGGCCGGATGCGGGTCATATTGGCAACGGGCAACGTCGCGTCAATCCTGACGCCGTCCTGTTGCAGAGGCCGAGAGTGGGAACGCCTGCAGCGTTGGGACCTGTCAGTCCGGGAGCTGCGACAGATAGCAAAGCGAGCCAGCCAGGCAGCCAGGGCCCTTGCGAAGGACACCCCGGCCGCCGACCCGGCGCCTCCGATGTCCAGAAAACCCGGAGTCTATCGACAGTACGGGCAGGATCCGAATACGCTGGCCCGGGCAGACGGCGGCCGTGTCAGCGGTCGATTCAAGCATCAGGCAACGTGTACGGGACAGACGCCGGATTATTGGCTGATGTTCGGACCCGGCACAAGGGCCGCAGCTCGGGGCAAAAATGGCCGTCTCCGTAAGTTCAAGACGTCTACGGCCGCTAAAGCAGCTCTAGACAAAACGTTCCCAGTACAGGAGATCACATGAATCAGGAAACACAGCAACAGGACCCGGCAGACCCAGTCAATCACCCCAGCCACTACGCCGCCGGCCGCCGATTTGAGACGATCGATGTGATAGAGGGTTGGGGGTTGGGATTCCATGTCGGGAACGCTCTCAAATATCTGTCCAGGTGTGGTCGCAAGCCCGGAGCCGACGAGGTCCAGGACATTGAAAAGGCGGCGTGGTATCTGCAGCGTTGGTTGGATTTTGTCCGGATCTTTCCTGGGACCGCGAATCCCACGCCCGAAATTCTGCCGTTGCTGGAAGACTGGAGCCCGCAGAGACCGTTTGTACGTAGGGCAATCGTTGGGATATACGGGGCATGCGGTCCAAAGTTCGGGGATCAGGTTGGCAACATCCGGATGGCCCTGGACGCAATCACAAGCGACCTGAAGCTCCGGGCGGCCAGTGGGCGGACATAAAACGAATGTTGTCAACCTGGCCGACTACCGTCCACACCTGGCGGGGTCTGCCTTCTGCGTCTGTTGCGGGCATCGCTGGGAAGCTGTTGCCCCTGTCGGAACGGCTGAACTTGAGTGTCCGAGCTGTGGCCAGTCCTCGGGGCGGTATATCGGGGAGTGCGTCCGGGACGAGGACCACTGGCAATGTAGTTGTGGCGGGACGTACTTCTCAGTTACGCGGGATTGTATCTACTGCCCCTTTTGTGGTTGCCGGCAGGAGTTTTGGTAGGGTGTGCGCGTGGGGAGACGCTGTGGTCATCTCCGTGCCGATCCCGGCGGCACTTGACCATACAGGCATGATGAATTGGAGGCAAAAACCTGTGGATCGATGCTTATCTGATATCGTTGCAGCACTCAACACCGCCGGTGTTTATACCAGCTCGGCATGCTGTGGCCACGGTTTGGAGCCCGGCCGGATCGCTTTACACGACGGCAGAGAGTTGGTTGTCGATGGGTAACGCCGCCCTCGAGAAGTACGTCGAGAGCTGCCGGGACGCAGGAGTCCCGCAACAGCAGCTGCATGCGTTTTCAGAAGCTGGCTATATGCCCCAACCAAAGCAGGCAGAATTCCACGCCATGGCCAGGCGGTTTGATAACATCGACATACCGTTAGACGTACCGCTGCGGCTGGGGTTCGGCGGAGCCCGGGGCCCGGGCAAAACGCATGCCGTTGTTGAACAGATCTGCGACGACTGCGACCGGGTGCCAGGCCTTCAGGCCTTGATGCTTCGCCGGACCGGCGCCGCCCTGGACGAGACCCTGATAGGTATGGCGAATCTATTCCACGGTTGGGGGGCTGTCATGAAGGGCTCGGCTATCGTATTCCCCAACGGCAGCCGGGCGACGCTGGGACACTTCAGGAACCCGAACGACGTCGACCGACACCTGGGGCAGAACCGGGACGTTATCGCGATCGAGGAGAGCACCACGCTAACAGAGGCAAAGATCACGGCAATCGGATCGACCTGTCGGTCTGTCCGGCGCAACTGGCGAACTCGGATGTACGAAACGACCAACCCAGGGGGGGTCAGCCACCACAGATACAAGCGCGTGTTTATCGATCGGCGTTACCGGGGGCGTGAGGCCGGCGAAGGCTTTCACCACATACAAGCAACGGTAGATGACAATATTATCCTCATGCAGAACGACCCGGCCTATGTCCGGCGCCTGGACGAGTTCACAGGCTGGGAATACAGGGCCTACCGTCTGGGGTCCTGGGAGATCGCTGCTGGCGCGTTCTTTCGTAACTGGGACTCTGATGTCCACGTAATCAAACCGTTCGAGATCCCTGCCGCCTGGAAGCGTTGGGCGTCGTTTGACTACGGCTGGACACATCCGAACGTTGTCCAGTTTCACGCAATGGACGGAGACGGCACGGTCTACACAACGCATGAAATCGTTCGCCGGCGGACCCCGATCTCGCTGATCGCCCAAAAGATGAAAGCCGCCGGCTACGATCCCCAGACGTTTGGCCGTGTCGTTGCTGGTCAAGACTGTTTTTCCGCGAAGGCCAACGGCAAGGAAATCGCCGACACGTATCGCAAGCACGGGATACCCATGGAGCCGGCGACGGTCGCGAGAATCCCGGGCTGGTCAGAAGTGGCCGAACGGCTCGGAGACGCAGAGCGCAAGATCCCGCCCAGGTGGTATGTGTTCGACAACTGCCGTGATCTGATCGAGCAAGTCGGCCGGATGCCAGCGGACCCAGCGAAGCCCGGCGACATCCTGAAGCAAAACGCCGACGCAGAGACCGGAGAAGGCGGGGACGATTCCATGGACGCGGCCCGCTATGGCTTGATGAAAGTAGCACGCCGGAAAGCCGGAACCAAGCCCCCAACCGGCGGGAAACCAACGCCGAGAGCTGGTACAATTATGCCGACCCTTTCCGATCTGCGGTAAAATCAGCCTATGCCAGACGAAGCACAGTCCACGCGGGGAAAACCCATTTTTGCGAGTGCTCCCCACTCCGTATCAGATCAGGAGTTTTACGAGCAAAACGCCCGGCTACAGGGCACTGAGAGATTCAGAAAATACCGCATGATGCTGGACTCTGACGGTCGGGTCAGTGGCGCAATCTCAGCGTTTTTCATGCCCATTCTCGCGGCAACTTGGTCGCTAGACTGGGGAGAGTCAGAGCCGACCGACGCCATGCGGGACTACGCAAAGACTGCTTTTCTCGACGGTTGGACTGGCGGCTGGCTTGAGCAAGTCCTCGAATACCAACCGTTTGGGTCTCTGGCAGTGCAACCGGGCTGGTCCCGCGGCGCTGACGGCCTGTTCTGGCCAAAACTTTACATCAGACACCCCGAGACGTGGGACAAGTTCGAGACTGACAGCGCCGGCCATATAACGGCCCTCAGCCTTACCGGGTATCAGGGCGATCAGTCCAAGACCTTGACAATCCCCCTCGAGGAGCTGACGTTTTTCGTCAGACGCCGCCGGTCCCACAATGACTTTATGGGCCAGGCGATGCTGCGGCCAGCCTGGGAATCATGGCGGTACAAACATAACCTGTTTGTGGTCGACGGGATAGACAAAGAGCGTTTTGCCACAGGAACGCCGACTGCTATCACGTCGTCGGACGCGGACAAACCGGCACTTGACGAGCTAGAAACCGCACTGCAGAACCTGCGGTCCCACGAAAGGGGCTATCTGATAATCAGCGAAGACGTCCTTGCCGACCGCCCGGACGCCTTAAGGATCCTGGAGAAAACGGGCAGCAGCACAGTAAAAGAATCCGTCGATATGCACAACGACGAGATGATGACCGGCATGCTGGCACAGTGGTTAAACTTGGGGGTTGGCGAGACCGGTGCCCGTGCCGTTGGGACAATACATCTCGAGCTTGCTCTGAAGCAATCGAAGGCCGTTGCCGTTATGGCCGGGGAGACGTTCAGCACCGGCGACGATTGGAACGGCCCCGGCGTTATCCAGCAGGGCATGGCGTTGAATTTCGGGCAAACCGCTCCGGTCCCGGTCCTTCGGGCTACTGGTATCGATGACATGACGGCGGCGGAGCTAAAGGATTTTGTTGTCGCGTTTGCTGGGGCTGGGTTGGTTACCCACGACGAAGATACGGAAAATTGGATTCGCAACCGTGTAGGGGCCCCGGCGAAAACGACCGAGAATATTGCCCCCAGCCAGGACAGCGCGTTAAACGGCGCCCAGGTTACGGCGTTGCAGGGAATCCTCGAGGCCGTTGCCGCCGGTACTATCCCGAGAGAGTCCGCGATTGCTGTGCTGGTTGGATCTTTCCCGTTTGACGAGCAACGGGCAACAGAGATGGTCGGCCAGGCACAACGAACAGACCCGGCCAACCGTCTGGCGTTGGCGTCCATTTTTAGAACTGAACGTCTCCGCCATGCTGACGACCTGATCAATGATCCAAAGGTCGCCGTTGTTCTGCCGCCCTCGGATCTGACGCCCGCCGACAACGGGGACACGGTGTCACTACGCAAAGGCTTACGGGAGCCGACAGCGATGGAGTCCCGCGTCCTGGCATTGGCTGACATGGTGGAGATCCGGGAGCAAAACGAGGCCGCTGTAAAAATCGCGATTGATGACTGGGTAGCAAAGACCCGGGACAGTGCGCGGACATTCCTGGAGCCGCTTATCGTCGACCATGATTTTGACGCAATCCAGGCGTATCAGGTCCGCGGCCGTCAAGAGCTGGTAGACATCCTGACGGCCCAGGCGCTGCAAAGTCTCCGCGAAGGCCGCCGGGAAGTAGCCGAGGAGACACAAAGACAGATCGACGGAACGAGCGCAGAGGAGATAGTTGATGAGGTAAGGGCATCAGAGCCGTTACAGAAGGACCTGGCTTTCCAGCTTTCGTCAGGCGACCCCCAGGCAACCGAGATGCAACTGGCCACAGGTGGGGCAATCTCAAGGACCATGTTGGCTGCGTGTCGATTCCAAGGCCTGGACGACTGGAAGCAATCTCTAGGCGTGGTCCAGTTCGCAGACGGCGACCCGCTGGACACGTCCTCGGAGCTGGCGCGGATCAACGCGAAAGCTCGCGTAGCGGCCGACAAGATTGCCAACGAAATACGGGACGGGATAGTCGACGCTGCGATCAGCGCCGCCAGTCAGGCCCCGGCAGACCTGGACATCTTTGA